TTCAGCTAGAGCCTGAGACTTTTTAGTGTAGTCCGTACCTTGTTGATAACCCTTGATAAGTTCGTCTAGTTCTACTTCGACTTCCTCACCAGATGCCTTGACTTTATATCTAGGCTTTGGTTCTTCAGATTCCTCTGAATACTCAACTTCATCAGTCTCTTGTTGGTACTCTGGTTGACCTTCGGCTTGGCTGTTGTCAGCTTCCTCAGAATCACCCATCATGCCTTCAAACGCTGAAGCGGCTTGGTTTACATCTAGGCTTTCACTCCCTTGTGGGTTGGTGTTTTCCATTTGTCATCTCAATAATCGCCAGAAACCTTCTGGACGGAGGTGTAGCCTATAGGCTACAGAATCTTCCACTTCTTCTCTCTAATCACAGTTTCCGAGGCTAAACCTTCTAGGTGTCCTGTAATTAGTTCAATAGTCTTAATGTGGCGGTAAGCATCTTCACGCTTATCACATTCTTCGCCACTTGTGTTAATTATCACACTAATCTGCTCTTTTTTCAAGTTATCTATAACTTCTTTGAAAAAGTCATCATTTAGTAAGTTTTTAGCCCATTGAGCCAAGATGTGTTTGTCGTTATTCTGCAAGGATAGCCCTAGTTGTAAAGTAATCTACATTTGGTTTTCCACCACCACCAATTGGACTAAACAAGTTAAAGTAACTGTTACCTCTGGCAGTACCTAAGTCAGCAATTGGGTTATAGGTAGAAGTACCACCGCTAGACATAGACCTAATTGTTTCAATAGCTTCTTGGTCACCAAGTTCAGCAAGCACCCTTAAAGTATTTGCATCCATGCTGTCATACGCAGCACCTGCCCTCTTTCTGCTTGCGTCAGCAGTATTGGCTAGGTTAGCAGCACCCAATAGACCATACTCAGAAACAGCATTTTCTGGTGCGTTTAATAAGCCATTAACAATGTCGCCTAGTGTGAAACCAGTTAGGTTTCCAGAGATGCTGTTAAGAAGACTTAATGTTGGGTTTGTCAGTCCAAGCAAAGCGTTAACTGTCATGGGTGTATTGTCTGAAGCCAAGCCTAAACCTGCTGCTAAGACGTTCCCTGTTGGCCCTGCCGCCAACATAGCTATCTTAGTCCCCAAGTTTAAAACATCTTCTTCTGTGCGAATGTCAGCAGCAGAACCAATTAGGTTTAGCGCAATAGCTGTTTTAACTAGGTCTGAGTTACCTGCTAAAGCAGCTATCGGTGCTACTGTTCCTGCAACATTGGCTACATCTGTTCCCGTAACATTAGTTCCAAACAAACCTTTATTTGTTGTGTCTGTAGTTATGCCTGTAGTACCAGTATTGGTAAAGTCATTGTTATAGACCAAGGCGTTATCAATAGCTGTGTTACCAGTAATCTTACCTGTATCAACATTAGAAGTCTTAATATCACCAGAATCTACACTAACAATAGCATCTGTGTTTTTAATAGATTTGCTCAAGTCAATAGACGGAGGCAACTTTCTAGGTTGTGCTTGTAGCAAAGAACCATAAGCCATCCCACGCTGCTCTGGTAATTGCTCACCAATCATGTCTAACAATGACATGGTAGGCGCAAACTGAGCTTGTGGTGTGTACTGGCTTTGGATGCCAGAAACAATGTCCTGATAGGTAGCACCTTGAGGATTAGCACCACCAACTAAATTAACCAGTTCTTGATAGTTCATGTTACTGACCAATCATGCTCATTACATTAGCCAAGGAAGCGTTTGACGTTGTAGCAGTTGGGGCTTTACCTTGAATCATGTTCACAATAGATTGTGTAGTTGGTCTGCTTGCAATTAACTCACCTGCTAATTGTTTTGACTTAGCAAAGTTTGGAATTAACTGTCTTAACTGTCCCTCTACTATTGGGTCTATTCCAGTTACAGAAGAATCTGCTTGAACACCACCAGCTTTTTGGTATCTAGCAATAATATCAGCAAGGTTTGCCCCAGTAGCAGCAGCCATATCCTCTGGAGTTACGCCAATTTGATTCATTAAATTACGCATTTCCAAATCTGTTGCGTTAGGGTTTATTTTTAACCAATCATTTATGTTTTGATAGTACTTTTCTAAAGTTCCACCTTTATTTAAAAAATCAGTTAGCCCACGGCTTTTAGCACCAGTTGTAGCACCTGCATTTGCGACACCACCAGAAATAATATTTGTTAAATCACTTACAGTTACTTTTGCTGCTGGCTTGTAGTTTGGATTTGCAATAATTTGCTTAGTAACAGCGTCTAACAAAAACTGACTATTAACGTCTGAAACTGTAGGCATCTTAACGCCAGTTGCGCTGTACTTGGCTGGCCCTGCCAAGACGCTCTCATACTCTAAAGACTGTGGGAATGTTGTATTAAAGTAATCTGACCATTTCTGTGAAGCAGCGTTAAATGCTTCTGGGTTTGCTTTAGCCAATGCAGCCACTTCTGGAGACATTGTGCTAATGCCCTGACCCCTTGCTGTTTGTGCAGCAACTTGTTGAAGTGGTGACAACAACTGGTTACCATAAACTTGTTGGAATTGACCCATTGGCTTTGTTGGGTCACCAGCTAAAGCGTTTTGGTAATTCTCAATGGTCATGCCATAAAAGTTGGCTTGATTTTGTAAATCATTACCTACATCAGCACCAATTCTGTAACTTGGATTCGCTGCACCAATATATTGATTGAAAGTTTGGTAATCCATTGGATTTGCATAACTAGGGCTTTGCATCTGCCACGATTCAAGCGCATTTTTATACTCCATTGGAGTTTTTCCAACTGAAGTCGGTTGAGCCGCAGCCCATTCAGCTTGTGTCTTAAATGCCATGATTAGCCCCTAATCTCTACGTTAGATGTAATGCCAGCACCAATCTTCATCGCTTTCAATTGTGCTTCTGCTTCAAACTCTTGTTGCTTCATTGCAAAGTAAGCCTGTTGTTTCTCACGCTCTAGTTGCAACTTAGCAGCCTCTTTCTCACGCATCATCTGCATTTCAACAGCAGCCTTTTGTTGCGCCATCTCTGTATCAATCTGCATCTGTTGTTGTTTCAACTGAATGTCAGCTTGTGCTTTAGCTTGGTTAGCCTGTATCTCAGCTTGAGTCCGAGCCATAATTGCTTGAACTTCTGGAGGCATCTGTTGTTGCTGTGGAGGAGGATTACTCAACGCTTGGTCTTGCTCTGGTGTAATAGGCTTGTAGAATTCAGCACTATCTTTAAAGCCAGCAATCTCTACCATGCGTCCCAGAGTGCCACGATACTGAGCAGGTGAAACGTAAGGATTGGCAGGGCCGTACTGAGCAATTAACTGCTCTTGTTTAGCAAGAACCATCGACAACATAGCCATCTGCTCTTGTCGGTTACCAGCACCCAGACCCACATTGATAGACACATCATATTGGTTAGCCCATGTTCTAGGGTCAAACTCTACGAACTCACCACGCATACGAACCATTCGTGCTTTGTCTTGGTACTTGCAGAGTAAATGCAAGATGCCTTGGAACAAAGACTTAACGCCTGTCTCAGCAAAGATTCGAGCCATTAACTCAATCTTACCTGCGCCAGCTTGTTGCATAGAAGCTACCGCAGCAGCAGTCACATTCTGCAAAACAGATGGGTCTAGCCCTTGTGAGGCATCAGACACGCCTGTACGCTTAGACTGAATTGTGTCCAGATACTGAAGCATTGGGAAAGCCTGAGAAGCCACGTTCTGAACAACTAACTGTTGAACAGCACCTTGTGACTTGGCACGAATAACACCACCAGCAGTAGATGTAAGCAAGTCATCAAGGTTTACTTGACCCTCTACAGCAACCACTCGTGCGTTATTAGTCAGATATAAGTTATCCAACATCTGACGAGTGATAGTAGTCTTGATTAACTGTAGGTCAACTGTTCTGTCAGCTAGTGAGTTACCAAAGAACTTGTGCGGAATTGGGATAGGACAGATTGAGTGGAAAGGAACATAGTCCACTTCCTCAACCATCTCCTTACCACCTTCATCTTGAAGAATCTCGTTTGAAGCGTAGAAAACTTGGGTCAGAGCAGCAATGCCCTTTCCATTCATATCAGTTTTGACATAACACTCAAAGACTTCAATCTCTTGCATCGCAGGGTCATCTGTCTGCGTTTGGTAAGGTTGCTCACCTGCTGCATAACGAGCCACACGCTCTGGTGTGTACGCTAGTGCATCACCCATCTGCAAGCCTTCAACTTGCTTCTTGTTAAAGCCCATAGCAACTAAGTCACTACGAGTCAACATCTGCCTGTGGGCTACGAATGGGCTATCAGCAATAGTTCTAGCCTTCTTGCTAATCAAGAACTCCTCTGGGGGTACGTTCTCAATCGTTACCTTGCCTGACTTTTTCTTTTGTTGCACCACAACATTGTGTGTAGCACCCATCACAGGCATACCCATAGGGTCTATAACTGGCTGACCCATTGGGTCAATAATTGGAAACTCTGTCGTATCTTGCTCGACAATCTCCATAGTCTCATCACTCATCAGCATTGCTAACTCATCGTTAGACAAGTCAAAGTAACGCTCTTTTGTAATGTCTTCTTTATCTTCCCAATACGCCTTAACGATGCCGTTCTTCTGCATCAAGGCATCTTTGAACCAATCATGCAGAATAGCTACACCAGCGTTGTCCCTGTTGAATACCCAATTACAGTAGTCTGTGGCCTGTTTTGCAGAGGCTTCATCTTTCGGGCCTTGTGGCTCAAAGACTACGATATTGTCTGAGCCTGTAAAGATACGAACTAAGCTAGGTAGCGCACCATCTATCGCTTCTGCAACTTCTCCAGTAACGATTTGAGATTTACCCTCAACTTCATTATTGTAAGGTTGACGTAAGTATGCTTGAAGTGCTTGCTTCCTTTGCTCAACAGTCTCACTCTCAATAAACCCGATGGCATCGTCAATTTCAGCCTGTAATATAGATGTTAATTCGTTCTGGCTCATAAAGCATTAACCCACTCATATGGTTTAGTAAAAGTCATGGTGTTGCGCTTGCGTACATTTAACGCTTCAGGAATGACTTGGATATTTGAAGCACAATGAAATCCAGACGCAGTTTTAGACTGCAATGGAATCATATGGT